ACCCTTTGTTTTTTGTTTTCTGCTATTTTGAGTATGTGTTGATTCCGGTCTGTCCATCAAATAATTGTAATAACCTCTTCTTTCAAAGTATTTTATTATGCCTACTTTATTATTTTCTATTAATATTGGACACCCATAAAACACACAGGTCTTCAAAACATCTTCATAAAACATTTCTGCCTTAGGAGGTCTAGCTATATACTCACAAACAAACTGATTTGAGAAATCATCCATCATGCTAAATTTTTTATAAACATAACAAGCAGCATCAGATCTTCTACCATCAGTAGTGGTGTCATGATCGTAAGGGTCACAACCAGCAACCATTTCTATATCATTAGCTGGAGACTTCTTATTGTTAATAGTCTTAATTTTATTTCTTCTATCTTCCGGTGGTATCCATGATATTCTCCATCTACCTTGAGATCCTGGCTTCCATAAAACAGTTGTATCTTTTTCCCCCGCTTTCCATATAAAGTCTCCTTTCACTATTAGGTTTTTAGCCTCTTCATTATAATCCATTTGTTGATATATTCTTTCAACATCAAAGGGGCTGTATCTAGAATCACTTCTAAACGCCTCATCTATAGAAAAGGGTCTCTGTCTTTTTTCCTCAGACAGTTTAGTTGTATTTCCTTTATAAGCATCTCTTATATTTTGTAAATATTCTTTAGACCCAATACTTTTGCCTATAAATTTAGCCTGTTCTTTGGTTGGTGTGTCAATCACAGAAAATCCGTACTCATCTATAAAACCTTCATACCCATCGTAAGCTGGCGTAAAATAAGAGTACATGCCTGATCTTGTTCTACCATTAGCATCTCTATCTTTTATATCGCTATCGTACCATATGTTTTTAAAGTTTTCACCACCAGATACTTCAAGCTCATTAACGGTAGAAGGCATAAAACATCTTCCTATAATTTTATCTCCTAGTGTTAAACAAGACCTTACAACTTCCCAGTTTTTTTCTACACTAGCTTCGGTCCACTTACCAGCCTCATCACATAGATACCTTATTAGTTTTACAGAATCATAAGAGTTTTCTCTAGTGTTTCTCCAGTCTATTCTACTATTTAAAGCCTCTGATTTAGTAACCTTAGAATAGTTTTTTGTTATTTTTTGACCTGGAGTATTAAAACTAAGTGTGCTCTTTGGATTGTCACTACCATCTATAATTGGTTGAAAAAAGAATGGCAAACTTCTAAACATATAAACTAATTTGTCTGTAAACAAAGACTTAGCGTCAGCACCAGTTTTACTAGTTATGCCCCCATGAGAATTGTATCTTGATGTTATTTCGTACAACAACATAGCAGCACCTTTATAAGAAGCACCCTCTCTACGATGCTTAACCATGATCATACCAAAACAATCTGGGTCTTGTTTGCATATTTCCCAAAATATAAAAAACCTTCTATCCCTATCTCTATATTCAGGATATCCTATATCCATTTTACACCAATTTAAATAGTAGTAATGTTCACCGGTTATATATGTGGGTTGCCCGTTATTCATAAACCAAACACCTTCTTCTCTCCTTTTAAACTCTTGATCTATAAACCATGAATATTTAGGAACAGTATCTTCGTTAAGACCATCAGGCATTTCAGTTCTTTTCCACTTTTGATCTTTCTTTTTTAAATCTGAAAACAGTATATCCTTTTTTCTGGGCTTAGTAGGAGTCTTGAACTTTAAACCATTTACCTTTATGTATCCCTCCATAATAAATTTTAGCCAATTATGCAAATATAATAAAATAAACCTTACTCTCTATTTTTTGGCGTACTTTTCTGAAAAGCCAGCCTTGAACGATTTCTCCTCTAAATCCATATCATCTTCAATAGATTCACCTTCTTTTATTTGATTTTGTATCTTGTTGATAGCCATGAGTATATCTTGAGCGTCCATGAAACACTCTTTTTTAGCTTTCATAGCATTTCTAGCTTTATCGTCTTGTAGGTCTGGATCTATAGGTTTTTTAACTTCTTCTAATAATAAGTCAAAAGCTTTATTGCCCGACTCTATTAGACTTTCTAGTTTCTTGCTTATATTTAACTCTTTCATTTATTTTTATATTTAGTAAAACTGCACATCTCTCGTAATATTCCATTTCTTCGTAGTAGTTTATCATAAAGTCCATGAGTCCATCAAACACTTTTTGATCTAAATTTTCTTCCACTACGTTCCATAAAAAATAAGACTGAGATGGAGAATCCAATATCTGTTCTATAGATTTTTTACCAGTTAACAAGTCATAAGAGTTGGCAACACATATGTCTATTATTTCTTGAGTGTCTATCATTATTCAACTTTTGCTAATATATCAAAGTTACGCATTCTTAATAGTTTTTCTCCCTCTATAACCATATCATATTCAGAATTTTTTGAAAAAACTACTTCGTCACCCTTTTTAACTCCCATATTTTTCATCTCTTCGTTCATGTGTTCTATATAACCATGAAGCTCTATGTCCTCGGCTTCCGGCTTAATATATATACCAGAGTCTGTAATATAGTTAGATTCATCTTCTATTTTCTGTCTAACAAAGTTCCAGTGATGAATCATTCTAATTTTATCATCTCTAACTGTAGCGTAGATGTGACTCCAATGAACACTAAATACTTTATCTTGCTCGTGAAACTTAACTTCATTTTCTTCACTTGTCAAGAAATGGTGACAATAAACTTTGTCTCCTTCTTTTATATCTAAACTTAGACCTTTGGGCAAAGATACAGGTAGTGCAATAACTGTACCATATTGTCTAGCATGCCTTAATTCATCATAAGATGTGTCTAAAAAAAGCTCCCTACCATTTAAAATAATAGTGTCCTCTTGTGTTTTTTCTACTTTTACAAAAAAATAATCTTTTACAGGTCTCATATAACTTCGTATTTATCTCTTTCTTGTATATCGTATTCTATAGCTGTAGGCTGATCAAAAAACCTTTTCCAAGGTCTTGAAAATTTTTCATCCCTTGATTTAACATAAACATCGTAAACAACTTGTTGATGCTTATACCAAGCGGCTTCATCCTGTATTATAGCTGTAATCTCAATATTTCCATTGTTCATTAACTGTCCAACCTTATAGGTTAGTCCTTGTTTTAAATCCCCTATAGTTATCTTTCTAATAATAGGATTTATAGATTCTATTTCACTCATCATCTTTTGTATTAGTATTATATTCAGAATCAAACTCATAAGTATAAACTTGCTGATCTGATGAAGTATCTTGGGACTTTTCTTTTTTTAACGCAACCTTAAGAAGTATTAAGTATCCTATAAGATCTGATATTGTATCTTCTGTTTTATCATTTATACCCTTGTTCTGTATACGCATGAGCTTATCATTTATACGTGCACACAAAGAGTCCACTGGGGATCTTGAAGGAAATACTGTTGATGGGTTGGTGGCTGAATCGCCATAGTCTCGATTCTTCTTTATAAGAAGATTTTTCATAGATTCGCACATCTCCTCTATGAGTTGTTCTGTTGTTTTCATGGTATTGTATTAAATTAAATTGTCACTAATATAGTGAAAAATTTTTATTCAAACAATATCCTGCTAATTTTTTGATAATGTACTGTTAGTTCAGTTGTTTTAGATCCAGCCATTTGTTGAACCCCAATGTACGGTATTAAATCGTGATCGTCACCTAAGGCTAATGATTTTGTTGTTGATAAACTTTGAGTAGCCCCACCCGCTGTGGCTGATGTTACTAATCCATATTGAACTCCATCAACAAAAACAGAAACTTGTCTATTTGAATCTATAGATATTCTAAACCTGTAATTGGTGGAAGCAGCTACTGCTATTCCTAAATCTGTTACGTAGTTAACAGTAGATCCACTTGCATCTGTAGAATAAACAAAATGTAAATTAGCGTTTGTTGTTAGAGTACCTTGATCATCATCTGTACAGAATAAGAAATAAGCTTGATCTGCATCTGTTGTATAAACAGGAGTATTTGTTAATTTTAAACCAGCATGAAAAGAGTAATCCGTTATCGTTCCATGAGTTGTTATGGAACACTCCCACTCTACTTGATTTTCCGTTCCAAACTTTACTCCAGTCCAAGCTGTTTGATTAGAGTCTAAATGTGGAGCTATAATAACTTGATCATCATCAGCACCGTCTGTCTGTATAACTATACCAGCCCTAGTAGATGAAAAGGTAGCGTCACCACTTCCAGCGTTAGTTCCAACTAACTCAAAGTCTGGATTAGCTATCATTCGTGTCGCTTCAGAAGAATCTTGAATGTCATCATTTCCTTGAGGTAGCCTTTTAAAAAACTCTTCCAAATACCATCTCTGAGAACTTCTTCTAAAATTACCCTCTACTTCTAAATCAGCGTTAGCACTAATCTTGTCATTGATAGTATCCACAACAAATAAAGTATTATTGCTACTGCTAGTAATTTTAAATGCTTCAGATACTGGACCTAAAGAAAAGAGTGCAGAGCCTGAATTGGATCCAACATGTAAAGAACAAGTAGGTACAGTCTGAGATATACCAAAATAAGTAGAGTTAGAAACAACTCTACCCTCAGAATCCTCCACATACAAATAAGTATTGTTACCGCCAGATGCTGTATCTATATCTCCAAGCTTAACATTGTAAGAACCTAAAAAATCACCGACATAAAACTTATTGTAACCGTTAGCATTTTGAACTAACACAGACTGATTAGATGTTCCTACTATATGTAAATTAGCCCTAGGAGTTGATGTTGTAGAAAGATTTAGAGTTAAACTACCTGAAACATTTAGCCTGGAGTCACTTAAAGATAATGCACTTTGATTACCATCACCATCCTCTATTATAGTTGGTGTAGATCCACTAAAACCTACAGTGGACTCTGTCTTTAATAAAGTCTTATATGTATCTTTTATGTTTTGTCCTGTTAATGTTGCCATGTTATTTATTTATTAATCTATTCCGAAATATTCTACGTATATTAAAAGTCTCCCTGCTGTAGCGTCTGTTGTTCCATTACCCGTTCCATGACTAACAACATACAAATAACGATCTCCTGCTAACTCGCCATTAGTGTTAACTGCATCAGCAAGTCTATCGTTGTAGAATTGTTTTTTAAGATTTCCAGATGTCGATGAAATTATTATTCCTGTATCGGATCCTACAGAGTCTGTGCTAAAACTATTAGTTACACCACTACCCACTATTGCTGTATAGTCAGCGGGTGCAGTTCCCTGAGAAACGCCAGTGTTTGATCCTAAGCCTAGCTCAATTCTAAAATTTGAAAGGCTACTAAGCTCAACGGGTATCACAACAGCCCTAACTATTCTTGCAAACTGAGGTATTTTTACTGTTCCTACTTGCTTAATAACACCATGATCAGTAGCGTTAGCATCAAAAACATCTACTTCTGCTGCTATCATAGTGTAACCAAGACCTATCCTTATCTGTCTTACATCATCACTTGCTTGAAAACCTGTTACGCTAGTAAGAAATAGATCACCATCTGGCTGAATTTGCAAAAGAGCTCTCTCAGACCCAGCACCATCAACAGTTGCGATTGAAGTAGCACCCCTATCTACAACCTGGATCTCACAGTAATCATCTGTGGTTGCACCAGCTTTTTCGTATATTCTTAATTTGGAATCTACGCCATCTTCTCCAAAAAATTCAAAAGCAGGATTAGATGCAGTTGTGGTTTGCACAGCAAAAGTGTTAGTAGTAGATGCACTACCGATCAAAGCCTTAGTTTTACCATCAGCAGTAAAAGTTATATCAGCATCAGTACCTGCCGCATCTACAGTTGCAAAAGCAGCACCTCCACTAGAAGTTATACGTAACCTTAAATAATCATCTGTATTACCATTTGTATAAAAGAACGTGTCACCTCCAGCATTGTCTATTGCAAGATCTCCATCTATATCAAATGCTAAGTTAGCAGCTGTCCCATCATCATCAATAGTAGATATTGTCGTGGCACCAGCAGCTGAAGTCGCTATAGTGAATCTATCTCCTGAGTCAGCACTACTTCTAGTGCTTAAGTCTACACCCCCATCTTCTGTGATAAGAACAAGACCTGTAGTAGTAGCAGCGTCACCTCCTGTGCATGATACTTGTAGACCTACTTGAGTTACATCCCCTTGATTACTGGAGTTGTTTAGGGTGATCACCTGTCCAATAGCAGCAGAAGTCGAACCAGCATTGTTGGTTGCTGTGTCAGACATATTTACACTTAAACCTGTAAGAACTTTAGTTTGACCAGAACCAAGAACACCAGTTTTATCATAATCTATTTCAAATAAAGTTTGAACTGTAGTGGTGGTTGATGTATCTGTAATATCAAAATTAGCAACTTTTCCAGTTGTAAGTGTAGAAGTAGATACATCTATAATATTAGCTGTCGTGTTGTTAGCGTTTATGTCTAACGCTACTTGATCTACATCAAGATTGGATATTGTAGCAGCAGCGGTGCCTCCAGATGTCGGGTTTTCAATAAATAGTTTTCCCCATGATTTTGCTGAGGTCCCTAAACCTCCTTCTTGATCTGCTCTGGGGACTATGTTTGGTGTTGCCATGTTTTTTCTTTTTTATATTTTAATTATAAGGATTTGGGAATACTGTATCGTCTATAGGCTGAATGTCACCATTAGCATCTACGTTCCAGTATCCTTCATCATATGTTTGTTCTAGTTCTGCATCAGGATCAGCAGGCTGATAATCGTATACCCCATTTACCAATCCTGTGGTTACATCCAAATCCCAAGAGTCATTGAAATCATATAGAGTTGGTATAGGTGTCACCGCATCATACGTGCTCCCAGAACCTGTTGAGGTAGTAGCTTCCCACATGTAGTCTTCTATGACTACTCCAGCAGAAGAAGATCCAGCACCCGCTAAATCTCCAAAGACTAATGAAGCTCCTAATCCTAACGCCATATCTTAATGTTTTGGTGCTAGGTAACATATTACCCCTCCATCAGCATCTCCTGCTGCCATCTGAAAAGTTGTCCATCTACCATAAATAGTTAAACCTTTAGGAAATATAGTTGTTCCAGATCCAGCGTTAATCTCTTCTCCCCCTGTACCTTCATCACCTGTTCCTGAAGAATGAGAACCGGTTCCTGTTGTTGTTATGTAAATCTGAGAGTTTTCATCTGCGTTCTCACAAGTCATAGCAGAAACAGTTGTGTCCGCCATAAATGTTATAGCACATATAATTTTGTCAGAAGGTGGAGTTACCAAGTCAGTATCATTTACAAATATTGATCCGTACTGTCCAAGGGTAGCTTCTTGTGCTTTCGTTCCTGATAATGCCATTTTATTTTCTTTTAAATTGTTCCGTACAAATATAGTAATTAATTCCAAATATAAGAAATATTTAGTATATTTGATCTATTATAATTAAATATAAGGCTTTGGATAGCAATAACTATCTTAAATATTATAGAAATATACTGTTTGACTTTAGAGATAGATACGAGCTTAAAATATCCGACATAGAGTTTTTATTCTTTGTGTATGACATGGATTTTTTTACGGGTCTAACTATAGCTAAAGACTATAGATGCTCAAATAGTTTTATAACTAGAAACTTGCCAAAATTAATGAGCAAGGGTTATGTAAAAATATATCTTGAAAAGGCACACAATAGGGCTAGAAGATATATGATATCTCAAAGAGGAAAAATATTAGTTACTAAATTTTATAGAGAGCTAAAAGAATATAACTATGGCTTATAAAAATAAAAAATATAAAATAAATAAAAAAACACCTAAAGCACAAGAAGGTATAGATTTGACAGAATTTGCTGGGTACTTTGGTGGTGGAGCATCATTAGAGGGTGTTGGAGATTGGTTCCAAGGCGTTATTGATAATATTGTTGGTGCAGCTCCAAACATATCTTTCACAGGTGGTAAGTCTGAAAAAACTGAAGGCATTACCCTTCCGGGAGATAGGGATAGAAGAAAAGGGTCTTTAGATGCCAATACCTTAAGAGTTAACAACCCAAACTTCAAAGGTTTTTCTAGTCCAGTTCCAAGTGGCATGTTTAACTTGAGTCAAGAAGAGTTAGAAGAGCGGTTTGGTGATGCCATAGATTATCAAAAATTTCGTGACAGAATGTTTAAAGAGGATGGTACAGCAAGACCTATAATGGATCGATTTGCTAGTGGTAGACTTCCTATGTCGGCTAGAATGCCAGGTGGACCTCAGGTTTCTGATTTTAATTTTGCTGGTCGTACAGAGCGTGGTCGTTCAGCTACTGGAACTAATACACAACCATTTGACATGGCTGCTTATCTGTTATCTCAAGATCCAAGGATTTTAGAAAAGATAATGAGAAATACTCACAATAAAATAAAAAGAAAACTAGAGTCTAGCTCTTCAATAGCAAAAAGGTTTGGTCTTGATGAAAGCAAGCCTCTAAGTCCCTCTAGCAGACAGTTTTTATCTGATATAGATGAGAAAGCTTTAGAGAGAGAACTCAAAAAGTTTCAAAAAAATCCGGAAAGAAACAGAGGACCGTTTTATGACTTGTTATTATATAGGGAGCTTTTAGGCAATCCTAACTTAACTTTTCAAGAGGCTGATGAAATAGGAGAGCTTGTAAAATCTAATGACTTTAAAATGGCTGCTGCTAACACATATCCAGAGTATGTTAGTTCAGATAAGAAATTTGCTTTTGATCCTGGAGCTATAGGGGGTGCCTTCCGTACTACTGTAGGTGACAAGTCAAGAGACTTTGACAAATTCTCTAAAGGTACACCTGAAAGTTATAAAGCCAACCTAGAGGCTTCTGGTATAAAAACAGATATATCTGGACGAATCAGACCTAATGAAACTTGGACGTATCTACAAAATCAAGCCATGGAAGGTGATCGTAAAGGTGGAGGACTAACTAGATTTGAGCTAGAAAACAAACTAATGACAGATGAGAATATATTCTCTAACTTTGTTCCTAGCAGAGGTCAGTTTAAGTACGATAATAACATAGCTAGGTTAGGTGAAGAGGGTAATCAATTATTTAACTTTGGTGTTAGATACGATAAGGAGTCTAACAGACATTTTTCTGAAGGCAGAAACAGATTTCTTACAGAGCAAGAAGAAAAAATATATAGAGAGTCTGTTATAAATAAAACTATTGATGATGCTGGATGGAAGAGTGCCCTGGACACAGAGACTAAATCTCCATCACCTATTGGTGTTGATCAAGTTCCTTCAGGCAAGGTTGACGAAACGCTAACTCTTCCGGGTATGCCAGCTTTTCAAGATTCATTAACTGATCCTATTGTCGAAAACATACAAAGCATATCAGATCCAAAACAAGATTCTGCAAGACAAAAAAAATCTATAGACTCTATCGTGTCATCAGTAAAAAATAAAACTCACATAAAAACAGGGGAAGAATATAATGCTTCTGATTTAAAAAGAGATGCTAACATTATAAGAAGTGAGTTTGGTGATGATGCTTACAATACTCTAATGACAAGTTTGACAAATTTGCCACCA